TAATTCCCAACCATGATTTTGTGGCCCACAATGGCATTGCCTTTGACTTCTATGTGTTAGAAAAGGTTTGGGGTATTGTCATCCCTCAAGAGCAGCAAAAGGACACTTTGGTGCTCTCAAGGTTGTACAAGCCTGACCTAGAAGATGGGCACTCTTTGGATGCATGGGGCAAGCGTCTAGGGTGTCTCAAGGGTGAATACTCAAACTGGGACAATCCTGACTTAACATTGCTTGTGGAATATAACAAGCAAGATGTTATCGTGCTTGCAAAACTTTATGAAAAGTTGGTCTATGAGCTGGCCTATTTAGGCTTTTCCAGCCAGAGTATTGAATTGGAATACAAGGTTGCCTTCATCTTGGCAAAACAGCAACGCAATGGGTGGATGCTGGATATGCCTCATGCCCTGATGCTGCTTGCCACGTTAGAAGACAGAAGTGCTTTCATCCTGAAGACACTCCAAGAAAAGTGGCAACCCAAGGTCATTGAGAGGGTGTCAGAGAAGACAGGCAAGAAACTCAAGGACAAGGTTGTGGAATTCAATCCCAACAGCCGGGATCACATTGCTGAACGTCTTGTAGAGTTAGGTTGGAAACCTAAAGAGAAGACCCCTAACGGCAAGTGGATTGTTGATGAGGGAACACTTGAGGGTGTTGACATTCCAGAGGCTAAACTTGTCAATGAATCCCTCATGCTTCAGAAACGCACGAGTCAACTTAAAAACTGGCTAGAGGCTGTTGCAGACGATGGCAGGGTACATGGGTACGTCAACTCCATTGGGGCCGTCACAGGGCGTTGTACACACTCCAAACCCAACATGAGTCAGGTTGCAGGGGTGAATGTTCCCTATGGCAAAGAGATGCGTCAATGCTGGACTACACCAGCAGGGAAGGCACTGGTTGGTGTTGACCTATCAGGGATTGAGTTGAGGTGTCTTGCCCACTATATGCAGGATGCTGAATATCAACGTGAACTACTTGAAGGAGACATTCACACAAAGAATAAAATAGCAGCAGGACTTGACTCCAGAGCACAAGCAAAGACATTTATTTATGCATTGCTGTATGGTGCTGGCCCTGCAAAGATTGGTGCAATTGTCAATGGTGGGGCCACAGATGGAAAACGTCTGATTGATTCCTTCATGCAGAGTACACCAGCCCTCAAAGCACTTCAGGATAAGGTGGGCCGTCTTGCTGAGAAGGGTCACATTCCTGGTTTAGATGGACGTAGGGTTTGGGTGAGGAGTGCCCATGCGTCTATGAACACCTTGCTTCAGAGTGCAGGGGCCATAGTGTCTAAGCAATGGATGATTGAGGTGAATGATTGTCTACAGCGTAGTGGAATTGACTACAAGCAGATCAACTACAGCCACGATGAAATTGAATTTGAAGTAGGAGAAAAAGATGTTGACATAGTTAAACAAATAGCAATAGAATGTGCTGCGAAAGCAGGAAACACCTTAAACTTCAGATGCCCTGTAGGTGCTGAAGCCAAGGTAGGTAAAAACTGGTACGATGTTCATTAAGGAAATTTTATGAAACTAAACGCACAACTTTTCTGGGTTAACGATAGCGTCACCCTCAACACCAACTTTGATCCAGCAAACAAGAAGTACAAACTCACTGTTTGCAACGTGTCTGAGAAGGCCGCAGCAAAGCTGAATGAGGATTTTGGAATCAAGGTGAAGAACAACCCAGAGAAGCCTGAATACGGCTTGCACTTTAACGCTAAGAGTCTATATGCCTGGGAATTCAAGGATGATGCTGGTAATGCTGTTGCTGCTGACGCTATTGGTAACGGCACAAAGGCAGAGATTGATGTTACTGGTTCCTATGCACACAAGTTTGAAAAACAACACGGCAAAGGGCCTGTTGTCAACTCTCGTGGCGGTGTAGTGATTAAGGAACTGGTTGCACGAGATGCCCCATCATCAGATAGTGGTGAATCCCTTTGAATATAAATACTTTAGTTGGTGACATTTACACCACACTAGAGGGAAAAGCTCCTTATTGGGGCTTTTCTTCTTTAGACCTTACATCTTCTTTGCAAGAGGTGTACAAAAAGTCAAACACCATTAAAGAACGCCCACCAAAGACGTTGTACTTTAGTGAGATTGGTGATCCTTGCCCACGTAAACTCCACTATCGGTTTAATAGCCCACACCTTGCTGAGAAGCATGATGGGAACACGTTAATCAAGTTCTTCTATGGCAATATGCTTGAGGACTTTGTACTTGCAGTTACAGAGGGCGCTGGACATGAGGTTACTAGCCGTCAAGGTAGGGCAACACTTGAATTGGATGATGGATGGAAAGTAACAGGAAAGATAGACGCAGTGATAGATGGCGTGTTGGTGGATGTAAAGAGCACTACCAAATACGGGGAAGAAAAATTCAAACATGGATTAGTAGACGATCCTTTTGGGTATGCACTCCAACTGGGAGGTTATGCCGTAGCATTAGGACATACTTCTGCTGGGTTTCTAACAATTCAAAAAGAGTTAGGCCATCTAGGTTGGTATCCTATAACTGTGGACAAGAAAAAAGTCATGTCTGGCGCACACGCAGCAGTCAAAGCCGTCACATCAGATATAACAGAACTGCCAAGGCTCGATCCTGTGCCACAGAGTAAGACAAGCAAGAACATGAAACTATGCACCTCGTGTGGCTATTGTCCGTACAAGAAGCAATGCTGGCCTGAGATGCGTACGTTTTTATACTCTAATGGGCCTGAATTCCTGGTTAAAGTTGTGGATGTTCCTAGAGTTATGGAGGTTTCTAAATGAAAATTGAATGGGAGATTGATGATGATGAATTTGATAAAATGCTATGTAAAACTCTTAAAACTTTACATGAATCTATATCTAATACATATAGTCTTGCTGTACTTGGAGGTGAAAACGCGGATTTCCCTTTATTTTCAGTGGAGCCGCTAGAGGAAAAGAGAAATTTAGAAAGGTTTCTTGATGCAATTGCTATAGTACATAACTACCATTGCACTTACGATGAAAGGATTGGAAGTGAAGATACTAGTAATCCCTGATTGTCAAATCAAAGAAGGTTATGATGCAAATCCCCTTACTTGGGCAGGGAAGGCCATTGTTCGTTACCTTCCAGATGTTGTGGTCAACCTTGGTGACTTTGCTGATATGCCTTCACTCTCCAGCCATGACAAGGTTGGTAGCAAGTACTTTGAGGGGCTAAGGTACAAGAAGGACGTTGAGACTGCTAAGGAGGCTATGAAGGCCCTCCTAGCACCTCTCAGGGAATTGCAAGATGTCCAGAAACGCACCAAGCACAAGGTTTATAAGCCCCGTATGGTGATGCTGCTAGGGAACCATGAACATCGAATTGATAGGGCCATTAATAATTCTCCTATGCTTGAGGGACTTATCAGTACAGAAAACCTGGAATATCAAAAGGATTGGGAAGTACATCCCTTCCTTTCTCCTGTTTTCATTGAGGGTGTTGGGTTTAATCATTTCTGGCCTGTTGGTGCTATGGGGCGACCTGCTGCTTCACCTGCTGCAATCATTAGTAAACTCCATATGAGTTGTATTGCTGGTCATCAACAGGGCAAGCAAGTTGCTTATGGTAAACGTGCAGATGGTAAATCAGTTATTTCTATCATTGCTGGTAGTTATTACTTGCATGATGAGCATTATATGGATAAACTATCGAATCGACACTGGAGAGGGTTGGTAATTCTTAATGATGTGAAGGATGGATCATTTGATGAGTTATTCCTAAGCATTGAATACCTGGAAAGGAAATTTAATGAGAAATGTATACAATAAGAAACTAGAGGATATGTGGGAATTTTGCAACGATGCATTTGATTCTCCAGAAGATTTAACAACATTCTTAGAAATTAGTATGGAAGACCTTATAATGGCGTTCCCTGAAAAACTGGTTGAACTGCACTCAAAGATATTTGTTCCCTTGGATGAGGATGGAGATGACCCTAAAGAAAAAACAAGAAAAAACGATGCCATATGGGATGACAGCGGAGCCGAGGAAGACCTTTGGGATTAAGCCTAAGAAAATCTTATATGATATTAAGAATGAAGAAGCCCTAGAGGAAATTAAGAGTTTTAAATTCAATGAACAAGACAAAAGACTCTCCTAGTAATACAGACACAGACGTTAAATCTTGTGCATCTTGCAAATATGATCCAATAGTTAAGAGGAGTATTGACGATGCCCCTCCTATCTGCTGGAATTGTATAAATACAGCTATAGTTCTTGAATTCCCTCTACCAATGTGGACACCTAAAAAATGAAGACATCTCCAATTCAAGTAACCCTTATTGACAGTTGTGGGAGTGATTTAAGCGTTGTTAACGCAGCACGAGTATCCTTCCACAAGGAGGCTGCTGAGATGTCTGAGAAGGACAACAAACTGCTGAACTACCTTGCCAAGCACAAGCACTTCAGCCCCTTCAATCATGCCTTCCTATCCTTCAGGGTTAAGGCCCCTGTATTTGTTGCGCGACAACTGGTGAAGCATAAGTTCCTGCCTTGGAATGAAACTTCCAGGCGTTATGTTGATGAAGAACCCGAATTCTTCTTTCCAGCCCTATTGCGTAAGCGTAGTGAAGATAAGAAGCAAGGTAGTGAAGGTGTGGTGTATGGGTCTGACCAGTGGCTTGAAGGTGCGGCATATTACGTAAAGCACTTGAACCATATGTACCAGAACATGATTGATGGTGGTGTATGTGCAGAACAAGCGCGTATGTTCCTTCCACAAAATATGATGACCGAATGGATTTGGAGTGGTACTTTAGGTGCTTTCTGTGATATGCTACGTCTGCGTCTGGATGAGCACACACAAGAAGAAACACGACAAGTGGCACTTCTTATTGATGCGGAGATTACCCGCCTATTCCCCGCAAGTTCTGCGGCTTTAAAAGGAGAATGAAATGCAAAACTTTAGATTTAGTCGTACTCAAGAGGTAGAAGATGATGAGGCATATATCTTCAATATTCCACATCAAAACTTCTCATTTGAGACTAATATGGATGTAACCTACAATGAAGTTGTAGAACAATTCCTGTTCTTCCTATCTTCATGCTATGGTTATCCTATTACAATTGAGATGTTGAGCCGTGAAGTCCCCCGTTGAGGATTGGACAGAGGGAAGATTTAATAGTTTTATTGTTAGCACTTTACGTGCTGGAGTACG